CTATTTAAATAAAGCACTTACGAGCTTGAGAGCTTCACCGGTACGACCCACTGGATTATCACTGTAGCGAGATTGTGACATCGACTTGTCGAGCACACTGACCGCATCCCGCACCCTGGCCGGTGCAAGGTGGGCGTATCTTTCTGTCATCTGCACCGTCGAGTGCCCCAGCAAATCCCTGACCTCCATCAAGTGGACGCCTGCCGTTACCAGCCAGGCCGCACACGTGTGGCGCAGGTCGTGAATGGTGAAGTCCTTGATGCCGGCGCGCTCGCACGCCGCCTCGAACCCCTCCGACACATCGACCGCTCGCTCCCCGTCACGCCTGGCAAATACCCAGGGCGAGGCAGGGCAGTAGGTCGCGCGCTCCGCCATCCGGCTCTTGATCGCCGCCATTGCCCCTTCGTTCAGCGGAATGCTCCGCCGTTTCGCGGCCTTGGTGTTGGCGCCTTCTAGGTAGATCAGGCGATTGGCCATATCGACCCGCCTCCATTCCAGCCCCAACATTTCCTCCTTCCGGCAACCGGTATTCACTGCCAGCCGTATGAAGTCCTCCAGCAGATCCCCGTGCCGCTGCGACCGCGCGATGCGGCACAGCGACTCGGCCTCCGCCCGGGTGATCCAGCGTACCCGGCCCTCCGGTTCCTTCATCGTCCGGCCCTTCACAGGGTTGGGCAGGGCCCATTCCAGTTCCGTCACGCACCAGTTGATCGCCGCCGACAGTGCCGCCAGCTCCCGGTTGACCGTGGCCGGTGACTTCCCTTCCTTCAGACGCAGCGACGAATATTCGCGGATATCCTTCCCGCTCAGATCGTTCATCACCCTTCCTTCGAAGAATGTGCGCAGGGCCTTGACCCTGTACTGCGTCGTTGTGAAGCTTTTCTGCTGACGGCTGGCATGGCCCAGGTACTCGATCATCACCTCTTCGAACGTCCTGTTCGGCTGGGCCCCCATCTGCTTTTCCCGCCACGCCTGGCTGCGGCATTCCTGCTCTATAGCCTTGGCTGCTGCGTGATCCTCGGTGCCAGCAGATCGTCTAACGTACGTGCCATCTGATGCGGTGTAGCTAATCCACCACGTGTTGCCTCTTTTGTACGGCACAAAGCCTCCTTCGGTGCGCCGCTCGCCGGCGGGAGCGTAGCAGTTGTGCCGGCTTCGATCATCTCGACCAGCTTGTGATAGTTGACGCGAACCGGGCCGAAGCCGCGGACGCAGGGCAGCCGGCCGTCCTTCACCAGCTGGTAGGCCGTAGTGCGGCCAATACCCAGCAGGCGCGCGGCCTCGCTGACTGAAATCAGGCGAATTTCCATGGGGCTCCAGGCCGCCCGGGGCGGCGGTCGGGGTTAGGCGGTGGCCTTGGCGATGGTCGCTTCGAAGCGCGAGGCCAGTGCAGCGTTAACCTCAGCCTTCGCGGTGCTCTCGGCGGTACCCTTGGCGCGGTGCAGGGTTTCGTACCGGCGCAGGGTGGCGGCGGCATCGACCAAGTCGGCCAGCAGGTCGGGGGCAGCAGCGATGAGCACTGCGTTTGCCCGGTTTTCTAAAGGGTCATCGCCTTGCTCGCGGTAGGCGCTGACCATGCCGATATGTCGGAAAGGCTCTATCCGGTTGATACAGCCTTCGTAGCGGCTCTCGTCAAGCGCCCAAGGACCTGGCGTATGTTTTATTACAGGCATAGCAGTACCTCACCCACCGTCACCGGCAGGCTCATCAATGGGAAAGGGGGTTAGGCTGGGGTGTTAGGCGTAGGGGTGTCGCCACCCCCGGTAGATGCAAGCAGGGCGCGGATATCGTCAATCAGTGGATCGCCGGCCCAGTTAAGCTGGCGGCTTTCTGCCTTCCGCAGCAACCCCAACAGCTTGGCGTTTGTGGTGCGCAGGGCCTTATTCTCACCAGACAGAGCGGTAATTGCATCGAATCTGTAGTCACAGAGACTTCCGAGAGATTCGTTTTCTTCCTTCAGCCGCTCCACCTCAGCCTGCAGCGCGTCACGCTCGTTCGTCATCTCATCCAGTCGCGATGCTTCAACCCTAACTGCCAGTAGCTTGCGCAGTTCTGAGTTCTCAGCCCGCAACCGAGCCACCAGCGGCTGTACGGCGTCGGCATAGGCACCCCATCCTTCATATGCCTTACGGGTTTCTTCCATGTCGTACAGGTCGCCACCATGAAAATCGGCAATCCTGCCCGGTTCAGATTGAAACCAAGCAATGAATTGTTCTTTGTCCGGCAACCCCTGCGCCGCCTTGCTCAGCCATGCCGTGAAGGCGTCGTGGTACTGCTTTGCTCCTTGAATCCAAGCATTGCGCTGCGGTGAATCCGTCCAATACGGGCATTCCGATTCAGGCTCCGGCATGCCCTCCATAGCCACGGGCTGCGTGGTGCGGGTGTTCCAGTCCCTGAAAATCAATGACAACTGTTCGTCCGTAGCGGGAACCATCATGGTTTCCGGCTCAATAAAAACGCACTCCTCGGTATGGTCGCCAACTAGGCGATGCCAGTCACGGTTGCTTTCAATCCTCATGCAGGCACCGCAAAACGGGCACGGTTTCAGCTTCTCGTTACTCGCCATGGCTCAAACCCCACTTCGCTTTGTACTGTTCGATGAACTCAGCAGGGAAACCGGAGCGCCAACCGCACCCGCATTTGAATTGCTCTCCATCCCACTTGGCGCGGGGCATCATTAGGTAGCAGTCACCGTTCCCGCAGTAGGGCGCATAGCCTTGCCGAGTCATGAGGTTTTCCCGAACTATGCTCATGGCTTGCTCCATTCAATCTCAAAGGGGCCGAGGTAAATTCGGCAATAACCAGGCTTGCTGGGCGGCCTTACGAAATCCAATCGCCAAGTTCGGTGCATAGCCAAAAGGACATGCCACCAGCCATCCCCGGCCCGCTGAAAGCCGGTGCTAACGAACCACTTGCCGGCCCTCATGATTTGTTCACCTGCTTGGCCAGTTGCTCGCGGAAGTAACCTGCTGAAATGTGCAAGTCATTGGTTACGGCCAGCGTGATTGCCTCTTTCACCAATCCCTCAAGCTGCTGGATACGCGCCTGCAACTCGGCTATCTTCATTCTCCGGCTATACAGTTCCTGACTTTGCTCATCCAGCAATTTCACAGATTCAGCTATCTGCTGATCGCGGGCGGTAAGTACATCACGAATGCCTGTGGCAACCTGACCAGCATCATTGAGGGTTGGATCATCCAGTGCTTCAGCAATCTCTTGCAGATGGTCGCCAACAGACGGCGGCTGTGGGGCGGCTTCAATAGCGAACTGAAGTGCGCTCTTGGGGTTTAGAAGATTGCCGCGACTGGTGACAGCCAGCGTATCTTTCAGCGCTTCAACCATTTCATCAGTCGGCTGCACCGGAACCAGGCGCCACGGCCAGACCGGCACCCCCTTCACAAACCGCCCCCCGGCAATCACTGCCGCGTGCTGAGCCAGGCACTCGGGCGAATGCTCGCCCGTGGTGGTGCCGCAGTTCATGCCTTTGCATTCACTCATTGATCGTTCTCCTATCAGCCTGGCGCCGCTTGCTGCATTTGGTGTTGGAGTACAGATGTACTCCCGAGGTGGGCGCTGGTCGTGCCGCACGCCCCACCGCCACGCGCATCTCGTCGATGACACCCTGAACGCCGCGAACAAACGCAGCCGGCCGATTCTTCGTGCCGCGCTCCAGGTAGTTGATGAGCTGCTGCCAGTCATCGCCCTTGCCGGCGAGGCGCTGGAGTTGCTGGATGGATTCGCAGGCCCATTCGCGGCCTTCGCGCTCAAGTATTTGGCACATGGGATGTCTCACATTTGAGATTGGATGCGGCGGCCTATCCAGCGCACGACTGGTATGGCCTTGCTGTTGCCGATTGATTTGTAGCGGGGGCCATCGGGGCAGTCGGCAGCGACACGGCCGCGCCAGGGAATCATGGTGTAGTCGTCGGGGAAGCCTTGGCATCGCTCCCATTCCCGCGCTGTAGTGCGCCTGATTCCGTCGAGCTCCAGCACATATGCCTCTCTGTCATCGAGAGCCCCACCCCCTTGAGCCGTGAGAGTAGGATGAAGTGACAGCTCCGCTGGCCGTCCCGGCGGGCTATCCCGGCGCGAGCCTTCCCGCTCAAAAAGTACCGCGGCGGGATCGAATCCGTTTCGAGCACTTGCGACAAGGAACACACGGCGGCGTCGTTGGGCCAGGCCGAAATATTGGGCGTCAAGAACCCTCCATGCGATTGCTCTTTTGGGTCCATACACACAACCAGCGTCCGTCCACCGCTTCCCTGAAGGCTGCAGTTCGCAATCTTCCCCAGCCAGCGCGCCAAGAAAGCATCCGAAGGCGTTGCCTTTGTCGGAGAGGACGCCTGGAACGTTCTCCCAGACGATGACGGCCGGGGGCTCGCCACGGCGGGCGCGAACATGGTCAATTGCATCTGCAAGCTCCACATATTTGATGGTGAGGGCGCCGCGTGGATCGGCCAGGCCTTCCCGCATGCCGGCCACGCTGAATGCCTGGCATGGGGTTCCGCCTACTAGGATGTCCGGCGCGGGGATTCCGCCGAGCAGCACGCGCTTGGCAAGCCGGGTCATGTCGCCCAAGTTGGGCGTGTCGGGGTAGTGGTGGGCCAGTACGGCGCTGGGGAATGGTTCGATCTCGGCGTACCAGGATGCGCGCCACCCAAGCGGGTGCCACGCTACCGTAGCGGCCTCAATGCCACTGCAGACGCTTCCGTAGGTGAGCATGGGTACTCCAGGCAGCCGCCCGCCTGCCGAGGCGTGGTGGCGATGGGTGAGGGGTTAGGCGGCCTTTGCGTACCGTGCGCCGCGGTATTCAGGCTTGGCCTGGTAGTCGGTCGGTCGAATCACCGCGCCCAGCAACTGCTTCCAGGTGCGGGCATTGTTGGGTAGGCAGACGCCATGCTCATTCATGTCGTATTCGACTTGGCGGCTTAGTTTTCGCACCAGATCAGCTGGAACGGCGATGTTCGAGCAGCCGCTGTTGTAGTAACCAAGATGCTCAAGTACTCGGGCCTCTTCATAGATGCCAGCGCTCTCAAGCTTCCAGCAATAGCCTCTGTCGTCCGGCCGCCATAGAGTGATGGCCTTGTGGCGACGGTGGGTGTGCTTCAGGCTGAGCACGATGTACTTGCTCATGTTTCCTCCGTCCACGCCTCATCCTCCGGTACCGGGGCGGCGTGGTGACAAGTAAATTTTTACTGGAAGGAGTACATCTGTACTCTACTGCGGCGCGATGATCTCGTCGCCCGGGTCGCGCATCAGCTCACGGCGGGACTCGTTGTCGAATCGTGCGCGCCACGATTCAGTGATATTCAATTCGTGGAGGACACAAAGCTGGCGCAGCGCCGTATAAGCGCCCTCCGGGCCCAGCGAATGCACATAGCGAAGGCAGCCAGCGATCACCGAGGCCTGTTCAGCATCATCCGTCCAGGCCATCAGGTCGCGGAGCATGTCCTTCTCGCCAGTCCTGACCGGCAGCCGCAGAATCTCTTCCCCGCGAGCCTTCATCTTTGTCCGGCGCTTCTCGTCCCGCTCGGCCTGGGTCATGGCCATAAACCACCTCGTTCAGTCCGCTAGGCGGCAAGTGCACTTGTAATTGGCGCCGCCTCTGCCGCACCCGGTTCCGCACAGCCATTCAGGCCCTCCATATCTGCATCATTCCAACCGCCCAGCCACCAGCTGCCCTTGACGCTTATGTGGCTGTAGGGGCACGCCAGCTTGCCTGCACCCCGCACCCTCTCGGCCCGGCCCTCGAAGTACACATCCGGTATGTCGCATCGCTTGCTCATTTGGCGATTCCTCTCGTCATCCTGAGCACTAACTCGATCCCATAAGTATCGGCCAGACGTTGTACTCGGCGCTTGCCATAACCCATATGGGCGGCAGCCTGATGCAGCGTTGCCCCTGCTGAGCAGAAGGCCCTCAACCGCTCGGCATCCTTTGCATCCTGTTCGGGGGAAATCATGCGCTCGACAAAGGCTGCAACAGCGAACTTTCGCCCTGACTGAAACGTAATGTGATTTTCCTTTCCCAGGATGCGGATCATGTTGCGGCTGACCCCCATTTCCTCTGCGGCTTCGCGCACGGTCATGGTCTTGGCCATTTCTCGCAACTTCGCGATCCGCGCTTCCCGGGGGTTTAGGGCCGGCGCTGCTGTCGGTAGTTGTGGCTCCGTGCGTTCCCGTCCTGTGCCGCTGTTAAACCTCAACGCTGGTAGCGGCTTGCTCACGAAGCCAGGGGCCTCAATCACCTTGCCACCGGATGCCAGGAAGGATTCGATGCCTTCGCTCAACCAGGCGCGCTCGGCGTTTTTCTGCTGGATGGTGCTCAACTCAAGGCTAATACTCATGCTGCCTCACTTGATGCGAATGGAGCCTTCGCCGCGCTCAAGGTGCGCCCAGGCTGGCTCAGGGAGGAGTTCGTGTTCGGCGTCTTCGCCAGCTTCCATGCGCTTGCGCACGGCTTCGTTGTGCTCGCGGATTTCCTTGAGCTTGGCGGCGATGGCGTTCTTGTCCGGCGTGATGCTGGTCTTCACCGCGGTCAGTTCGTCCGGTACCGCCTCCTCGTTGTCGACGATCACCTTTTCCTTGCCAGCGGCCAGGGTGATGGTGAACAGCGGGCGCTTGATCGACTTGATGCTGGCGGCTTCCATGTTGCGGCGCAGGTAGTCGCTGATCTGGGCAACGCTGTTGGACTTAATGCGCTTGAGCTCAGCCAGGCGCTGAATCTCGGCATCAATGGCCACCACGTCGCTTTCGATGTTGCGGCGCAGCATTACGATGTTGTCCGCCTTCACTTCGAAATCGCCCTGGATCTCGTCCATGGCGTGCTGCAAGGCCTCTTTTAGACCCTCGTCGTCTGTGTCGGCCATGGCCTGAAGCTCGGCCAGCTTGCCGGTGAGTGCGTACAGCTGCGTCATGCCGCTGCCTCCTTCTCGAATTTGGGGGTAAGGGTCACAAGCTCTTTCGCGATGCGCTTGACGCCGGATTCGTCCCGGCGCGCGGTGAGGCGGCGCACGGCGGCGTCGTGGAGCTTCTTGAGCTCATGCAGCGACTGGGCGCCCTGCATCGTGTCAACCACGGACTTGATGTACTCAAGCCGCTCCTGTTTCTGGCGCTCCAGCTCGGCTTCCTTGTCCTCTGCCTGCTCAACAGCGACCTCTTCCTGCCGTTGCTGCACATACTCGCGGTCATCGAACATGCCCAGGAACACGTCGGCGCTGAAGCCGAGCATCGACAGGGACTTCTTGATGGCGTCCGTCAACGACTTCTTCGGTGCCTCACCGTCGGTGGTCATGCCGTACTTCGACTTGTAGAGGTACGAGGTGCAGCCATACTGCTCAAGCTCGCCGCGCTGGCCATCCAGCATGAACCAGAACTTGATGCGCACCGTGTGGTTGAGCTCATGCCCGAGGCTGATACGCTTATCGCCTTCACCGCTGAATATCTCAGGGCCCTTGTCGAAGCGCTCCTCCAGGACGCTCCAGCCAAAGCCGATGCCAGCCGGGCCGAACACTTCCGTGGCCTTCATGATCATCGCCGTGCCGTTCAGGCTGGTGATGTTCTGACCGCCGACCTTGGCCTCCTTCGCGTAGCGGGTGTCGGTCTTGTCGACCTGCTCCCAAATCTTCATGTTTGCGGACATAGCGAACCCCTGCGCACCAAATGGCGCATTGGAAAGTTGTGTGAAGGGAAGGGCCGTTACTCGGTAACCGAGCCGCCCAGGGCGCTGAGGATCAGCCAGAGGCTACAGATCAGCAGGGCCAGGAATGAGCCGCGCCAGGTGTAGATGCGGCGGAGGCGTTGGTGGTGGCTCACGGCCGAGCCCTCACAGCCACCCGCTTACCCTTGAACGTGCACTTGATGCGGCACGGCAGGCTGCTCACCGGCAAGTTGCGGGGCATCAGGCAAGGTTCGTTGAAGGGCGCGCCGAAGCTCAGAATGGCGAAGCTGCGTTCGATCTCTGCCAGTTGCTCGTCTATGAGCGTGGTAACGGCGGGAGTGGTCATGGCTGCTCTCCCCCAGCTTTGGCGATGGCGGCGCGTACCACTTTCAGGTATTGGCCATCGACCCCTACATAGCCCATACCTTCACAGCGCCTCACGACGCCATGCAATGCTTCGAGCAACTCTGGCGCGGCGGCAATGAGGCGGGCATCCGCCTCTTCGTAAACGAAATCAACGACCTGCTCTTGGTCTTCGTTGAAATCAATTGCCCACCCGCGTGTTCCAGACCAACCTGCGGCTGTTCTTCGGGCTATCCACGGCCCCGGTGTGTGCTTGCTCATGCCGCTCTCCTTACGTCACGCTGTGCCAGGCGCCGGAAGCGCTCGCAGTAGTAGTGGAATTCGTCGGCCTGAAGGTGGCCGGCAGTAAAGCTATCGAGGATCTTCTTTTCAACGATGGCCTCGTAGAACGGCAGCGGGTCGGCTGCCGCAAGATCATCAAGGTAGCGCCCGATCAGGACGTGAATGCTGTTCATAGCTCGGCATCCTCCGCGTCCTGCTCAAGCCCGGCCTCGGCGTGGGGCCTGACCATCTCCTGAGCGATCTGGTGCAGCACACCAAGAGAGTGATCCGTGGGCCCCAGGAGGCGCCGGGCCATTGACTGACGACCAACCCCGCCCATGGCGGCTATCACCAACTGGGCGAAGTTCAGATCGTCATCCTGATCCAGCCGGCAGGTCAGGTGTTCCTGAACCCGCAGCAGGAAGTCGCCGTACTTCACGGTTGCCACGTGCCAGCCGCGGCGCCGGATCACGACATCCGCGCCCATGGCCAGCTGCTCGGCCGCGTTTTCGATCCAGCGCTGCAAGGCTTCCTGGTGCGCGCTGTCGTCCGCCGGTTCGGCGTAGTCATAGCGCTCTTGTGCTAACTGCAATGCGTTCATGGGCGCCTCCGTAGCGCTGGGTTATTCGGTTGGCCGGGTTGGTGGCTCCGGCAATTCCTGCCAGTGGGTAACAGCCTCCTCTGGCCGCCCATGAACACGGAAGCAGCCTATGTCGACGTCGTAGTAGCCAAGGCGAATGCCCCATGCCCGGCCCTGCCGACACTCGTCGTCAAGCAGATCGCAATGCCCCATCAGGAAGAGCAGCACCTGTGGGCTATCGAAGCCTTGTTCTCCGGGCAGCCTCTCGCTGCACTTAATCCATTCGCTCATTGCTATGTCCTCTGAACCGCATCGGCCAGACGCCAGGCGCGAGGTGACCAAGCCCAGCCGTGAGCTGGCCTGGCGTCTGCCGATGCGGTCGTAAGTGGGGAAGGGGTGCCGGTCTTTCCCGGCTGTCATCCAGTCCTCGGCACTGGCGCCGCTCCGTGCCCGCCGCTAATTGCAGGTCGTGAGTCTCCGGTGGTTTGGGCGGCGAGCTTCCTCCCCATGGCGGCAATCAGCATCTGTTCGCCATGGATCGCAGGTCCTATACAACATGCACGCTACAGCTCTGGTGCCCGGGTAGGTGGGGCAGGGTGCATGAGGTCCGGCGCCCCTCAATGCCGAAGCTCAGGGCGCTAATTCGATTCGGTGTTTCAGGCCGGTGTTACTCGCCACCTCCGGCTGGGCGATTGCTTGATCACTGCTTCCCGCTGTCCCGGTGCATCCGCCCGTTCTAAGGGCATCCGGCAGGGAGCGCTGGCAGTGCAACCCCGGGGCCCGCCTTGCGCTTTCATGGAGGGAGCGCGCCGCATGGCTTTGAGCTGGCCAGTTCCAGAGCTGGCATGGGATCGACTATTTGTTGCTCGCCCTTACCGGTTGCCCGGGGTAGTCGGTCGCGAGGATCTTGGCGGGGGTAAAGAGCGAGGGCCTCGTTAGGCCCTGCCACATCGCTGCGGCTTGAGACGAACAATACGATAGTGAATTAGATGGCGCAAGCTTTTTTAATTCGGAAGTGAATAGTTTGAGGCGCAGACACAAAAAAGCCCGCTCAGTGGCGGGCTCATGGGGAGGTGGGCAGATCCAGGCGGCCAGGCTTTACTGGCAGGTGCCGCCTTTGTGATGCGAGCCGGTACCACCAACCGGGTGCGTACCCCTGGGGCAGGCGTTGGCTGATGCAGCGATGATTGAGAGCAGACTGACAAGCGTGTAAGCGATGAGCTTCTTCATGGTTCCTCCAGGGGCTATAGGTCCAGGAGGCTATCGGCCTGGCAGACCTGGGCTTTAGCGGAGGAATTGCAGGCAAAAGAAAACCCGCCGGGGCAAATCACTGGGGTAGGGGAGCAGAAACGACGAAGGGCACAAGCAGGGCTTGGCCTAGTTCTTGTCCCGCCAATCTAGTGCGATTCGGGAGAGGTATCTCATGATGGTCCGGTCCCTGCTCTTATCATGGGCGTTAGGCCACAAGAACGCTAAGAGCAGATATCTATTTTCCTCAAGCTCTCCTGGCACGTAGATCAGCGCAGCGTCTTCGCCAGGTCTGCCCAAGGCACATTTACGCTGTTGGCGGGGAACCCCAGCGGGAAATCTAGCTGGTGGGATCTTGATATGGATATGCATTAGACAGGCCTGCACAGCTTGAGGAGGCTGCATGTAGGCGTCGTCTTTCCCGAAGATACTTGGCAGGTAGAAGCGATCCGATTCTACGTATCGAAGGAATTCAGACCTAAGAATGCTCGACAGGCCGGGGTGCTGGACGTCTGCTGGAGCGAAAAATTCTGAGAATGTCCCTTTGTGCCAGAAAACCTCAACTGCCATGTAATCCCTTAGGCGATAACGCCGAGCCTTTTGGTCGTGTGGTCGGCAAGGTATTTCAGAGCCTGAGGAGAAGCGGCCGTTTCGAATTCTTCATAGGCGGCGAAAAATTGCTTGTAAAAATTATCAAGCATAGCCAAGCGAGATCGTGTCTTGGCGATAGCGCGACGCAACCCAAGGTGATCAGCCATGAGTTCATTCGGCACGGCAGCCGACTTCAGCGAAGCTTCAAGGGTGCGGACGGCGCTGAGTAGCTCAATATTCCTGAGAAACCGTTCGTCATCAAAAACGTTGGCTGTATACGCTGCCTTGACGGCTTCAGAATAGATAAGGTCGAGTTCCAGCCACCCTCTCGTAAGCCCCGAAATAGTCGAGCGCAGGTCTCGAACCTTCGGGTGCTTATAGAAGCTCTCATGGGGTGCCGCTGCACCAGCGTGCGATTGGGCCGCAGAGTAGTCACCTACCAAGGCTAACGCAGTGACTATCAAAGTCGCGGCTGTTGCTTTGATGGACATGATGACCTCCCTGGGGCGAAGAATTTTGCTGTGAAACCGGACGGCGATTATGAGCGTGACGCAAATCAAGTCAACACGAATTTTCGCGCCACGAAATGCAAACCGACAAAACGTGGCGCGCACGCATAGCGTAGGACAAAACGGAATCCTTATGCGTTCCAGTCGATGAAATCTAACGATGGTGCCGATTGCAATTGATTTCAACGCCCTATGCCAAGGCTATCGGCCGAATGGAGATAAAGGTGAGGCAGCATCATACGCACCCCTCACCCCAGCACCGCCCGCGGCCACTTCGCATCCACGACCTTGCCAACGATCTGCCAGGAGCGGTCTAGCTCAACCGTGTGGAGGGCTCAAAGGAAGGAGACAGGGTACTTCACGTCGACAACCCTTCCCACGATAACCACCGAATCGTCTATCGGGATCATCTTGTAGTCAGGGTTCAGGGGTTTCAGGTACGCCATGCCGGCGTCTCGCACGTACTGCTTGAGGGTCGTCTCGCCCGTGGTAAGCAGCAGAGCGATGTAGAACTTCCCGCTCACCAGGTCGAAGCCTTCAGGCTGCACAAGCACGCGCATGCCAGGGGTGAAGCCGTTCCCTTGCCTCGGGGTCATCGAATCGCCCTGCACTTCGAGCCAGTATCCGTGCTCACCTGCGTACTCATTCGACGCGAGCATTTCGGTATTCGGCCCGACCTCGCAAGACTCAGCCCAGGCACCTGCAGCTATCCAACTGATCACCGGGTACTCCTTCGCTTCCCTGTGTGGATAGGGAACAGATACCACATTCCCATGGCTAGATCCAAAAAGTAACCACTCCGGCGTTACCCCTAAAGCGCGCGCCAGCTTCTCTACCGTGGGCTTTCTAGGGGTCTTGCTATCTCCGTGCAAGATCCGATGGATGGTGGGCTGCGGCACGCCGGCCCGGCGCCCGAGCTCGTTCTCGGACAGGGCTTTTTCGGTCATCTTTGTGCGCAGGCGTTGCGCGATCGTCATAACTTCGACCCGGCGTATGAAAGGAGGGCGAAGTGTATTGCCTGTGCTAATTCGGTAGCGTATTATCATGGCTAATTACAAACCGCATTGGTGGACCAGATGACCATCGCAGAGATGTTGGCCGATTTGGCTGATCAGGGCTGGAGCCAGGCCCGCATTGCCGAACAGTGCGGAACGACCCAGCCAACGATTTTCCGCATCACCAAGGGTGGTGACACCCGATACGAAGTAGGCAAGGCCATCGAAACGCTTCACAGGAAAGTTTCGAGAGCGAAGCGGAAGGCCGCTTAACCCCCTTATAACCTAGGAGCAGCAACAGCATGTACCAAGACCCCAGTCAGAAACGCGCCATCCCGGTGAAGGTTCGATTCGAACCGGTTCTTGACCGGATTCTTCGAAAAGCCGCCACCAAGACGCGCATGCAGCACGCCACCTATCTCTACGAAATCATCGAGTGGGCAGTGGCCAACGGCGTCATTGAAGAACTTCTGCAGGACCAGAAACAAGATATCGCGGGCTGAAGCCCCTTTGGAGGGCCGAATGCAGTTTGAAAAACACAGGCTGTCGGCTGAAACCAGGCGGCAGCTTGAGGCGTTGGAGTCAGCGGACGGAGATCTTAGTTCCGCGCTCAACAAGATCCTCGAAGGTGCCATTTCCGAAGGTGCGCTCTCGGAAGTAGGCAGGAAGAAGGCAAAGGTCCTTCAGTTGGTGCCCCTCAAAAGGCCCTCTGAGAGGGGCTCTTCAGGGTAGGGCAGAGGCCCTCACCGAAATCCAGACACAAAAAAGCCACCGGGCAAGGGTGGCTAATTCGCTGAAGCAGTTGACGAGGAAGATTATGACCACAGTCGTTTCAATTGACAAGTCCAGGGGGTTCACCCGGATGGACAATGACCTGTACGAGGCCCTGATTGGGGCCGAGCTTTCCGGCAGGGAGCTTCGGGTTGCCTTGGCAATCCATCGAATGACCGCAGGCTTCAACGTAGAAAGCACTCGCGTAGCAGCGTCCTACATCGCTGAGATGTCCGGTATCCACCGCGAAGACGTGTCGCGGGCAATCAGTGAGCTTCTTCGTCAGCGCGTCCTGGTACGCGATGGTGGGGCCCGTAGCCCGATCGGTTTTGCACCTCTGAATCAGTGGGCAATCGACAAGAAAAACACCCACAAGAACAAGCCGAAAGAAGTGCCACAGTGTGGCGTTTCCACCACGTCCAATGTGGCGTTTCTACCACACAATAAAGAAAGAAATACAAATACTACCTCTAACGAGGTAGTCGTCGCCGAGCAAGCCGATCGCAAGCCTCGGGCAAAATCCGATGCAGTGCCCGCTCAGGCAATCACCGACCTGTTCAACCAGATCTGTGTTGACCTCCCCAAAGTCGCCCTGCTGAACAACGCTCGCAAAGCTGCCATCCGGGCTCGCTGGAACGAGAACGCTGTACACCGTGACCTGGAGTTCTGGGCTGATTACTTCTCGACCGTACAGGCCTCCGCCTTCCTGACCGGCAAGGTCCCTGGCCGCAACGGTGGCAAATCCTTCCGCGCCAGCTTCGACTGGGTGATGGCCCCGACCAACTTCGCCAAGGTCGTCGAGGGTAATTACCATGCGTGAACCCTACAGCCTCGAAGCTGAACACGGCTTGCTGGGCGCGATGCTTCAGCGCTCCGAACTGATCGACGTCCTGAGCGACGATCTGACCGCCGAGTCGTTCTACTTTCCCGAAAACGCCCAGGTGTACAGCGCGATCAAGGCGCTGCGCTCAGCCCAGAAGGCCGTGGACTTCCTGACTGTCGGCGATCACATCGGCACCCTGGCCAACGGCGACGTAGCCATGGCCTATTGCGCAGAGATCGTGAATGGCACGCCCAGCGTAGCCAGCGCCGCCACGTACGCTCAAATTGTCCGTGACCGCGCGGTCGATCGTGCCCTGTATGCGCTCGGCCAGGAAGCGATGGACGTGGCCCAGGGTGAGCAGGACACCCAGACCAAGATCGCCGCGATTCAATCGGCAGCCATGGCCATCGACAGCGGTCTTGATTCTGACGACATCGTGCGCGCCTCCGACGTGCTGGCCGAACAGGTCGAAGTCTGGGACGAGCGTCATGCCCGTCACGTTCGCGGTGACACCCTGATCGGCCTGTCCACCGGCCTTACCGACCTGGACGAGAAGATTGGGGGGCTTCAGCCCGAGCAACTGATCATCGTGGCCGGCCGCCCCGCCATGGGCAAAACCACCCTTGCCATGGGCTGGGCCCTGCACGCCGCACTGCACCAGAAGAAATCGGCGTTGATCATCAGCCTGGAAATGAGCAAGGGCCAGCTGATGGACCGGGCTGTCGCTTCCGAAGGCAAGATCCCGCTGAACCTGATGAAGAACGGTACTGCCTGCCAGAGCCATGGCCAGCAGATGCTCGCCGCCTCGAACCTGATCCGCCAGGCCAACCTGTTCTTCTCCGACAAGCCCGCCGCCACCATGGGTCGGATTCGTTCCGCCGCCCGGCGCCACAAGATGCGCTTCGGCCTGGACCTGCTGGTGATCGACTACCTCCAGCTGATGGAAGGCGAGGGCGGCAACCGCACCGAAGAAGTCAGCGGCATGAGCCGTGGCTGCAAGCTGCTGGCGCGTGAGCTGGGCATTCCGGTCGTGGTGCTAAGCCAGCTCTCCCGCAAATGCGAAGAGCGTCCGAACAAGCGGCCTATCCCTTCGGATCTGCGTGAATCGGGTGCGATCGAGCAGGACGCCGACGTGATCCTCTTCGTGTACCGCGACGAGGTTTACAACGAGCACTCCGAAGCCAAGGGCATCGCCGAAATCATTGTGGGCAAGGGCCGGGACGTCGAGACCGGCACCGTAAAGGCTGCGTTCCTGGGCCAATACAACCGCTTCGAGAACCTGGCCGCTGGCTGGGTAGAGCCTCAGAAGCAGGAAACCAAACCAACCTCTCTCGCTGGCCGCCACTATGGGAAGGCCTACGCATGAATAGCGCCAGCCAACCCCTAATGAGAGAACGCTCTCAACAAACGATATTCCGCCACCGCGGCTACCAGATGAGGTCGCATTCGGAAACCTGCTGGGCTGACGTAATGGACGTTCTCGGCATTGCCTGGGTGTATGAGGTAAGGGCCATCAAAACCCGGCACGGCTGGTACTTGCCTGACTTCTACCTGCCGTTCGCTCAAATGTTCATCGAAGTGAAAGGGCCTTGTCCGACCCGGGTTGAGATCGAGAAGGCCCAGGACGCCGAACAGAGCACCGGTATCCCTGTGGTTTTCGCCTATGGGCGGCCTGAAATGCTCTGGGGTGAGCTGTTCCACGGGGCTTTGTCCTATTACACCCCTCGCGGCGCGGCGACCTTCTCCACATGCGAAATCGGCAAGCTGGTGAAGCACTACCTCGGGTTGCACGCCTACGCCGCCTATATCACGGCAGGCGAGCACAAGCGCCGGCCACACGTGGTGCGCATTGGCGAGGCAGTCGAAGAGCTCGTTTCCAGCTGGCAGGACAGATCAGGTCATGAAGCATTCATGCGGCAGATCCATGCGCCATTGAACGACGCCACGCTCCAGGCTCCCCGCCAGGCCTCCAAAGCCGAGTGGCTGCTGGCTGAATTTTCTACCCGGACTAGAAGCGCGAGTGTGCGCAAGGAAGTGGCGTGATGACCGACCTACACGAAATGAAGCAGGCCGCCGAGGCTGGCAAGTGGGGGGAGCTGAAGCGGTTGGCTGAGGCTGCTACACCGGGTCCTTGGGAAGCACAGCCAGGCTATGCAATTGTGAGGCAAGCACACCCCGGTATGGGCTCGATTTGCGGTGCGCTTATTCAGGAGGATGCAAAGTTCATCGCCGCCTCCCACCCCGCCGCCGTGCTGGAGCTGATCGCCGAGAACGAGCGGCTGAGGGCTGACCTCTCCGGCGAAATGGACCACGCGCGGGACTTCAACATCGAGCACGAAGAGCTGAAGCATGAACGCGACCAGCTCAAGGCCGAGAACGACCGATTCCGTGAACTGATGGCCGCCGTCGCAAGGGAGAAGCCACGCAGTCTGTCCTATCCCCCTGGCAATGCCCCCGGTCACTCGCACGCCATCCCCGGGGTATGGGATTCGGACAACGGCGACAAGGCAGGCACCGAGTGCGGCTGGTGCAAGGTCTGGAATGCCGCAATGGCCATGGCCAAGGAGGCGCGGCCATGACCGAATTCGCCCTACGTCATCCCGCGGACATCACCCGAGTGATCGGCTTCCTGCATGGGACCAGCCTGGACAAGCCAAAGGTGCTGGTCATCAAGGACGAAGACCGCAGCGCCGAACAAAACAAGCTGCTGCATGGCCGCATCACCGATATCTCCAAGCAGGTCGAGCACGCCGGCAAGCGATGGGACGTGCTGACGTGGAAGCGCCTGCTGACGGCCGCCTGGCTTCGCGAGAAGGGCGATCAGCCACAGCTGATACCTGCGATCGACGGGCACGGCTTCGACGTTGTGTACGAGCGCACAAGCAAGCTGAGCGTTAAGCAGTGCTGCGAGCTGATCACCTGGATTGAGGCCTATGGCGCGGAGAACCAGGTTCGCTGGACGCAGGCCGATCACTGGGGAGGGCGTTATGGCCAATAACTTTAAGCCGGGCGACTTGGCCTTGGTGATCAACCACACCTACCCGCCGGCCATCGGCACGTGCGTGGAGCTGATCAGCCGGCATCTAGTTGGGCCAGTCGATCGAAGGGATCCCCTGGACCCTGGAGTCTACGAGCGAGATGGTGGTGAGCCCGTGTGGGTTGTCAGCGAGGACCAAGCCATCGTTTGGGAAAAGTGGCTCATGCCCCTGCGAGGCGACTTCGCCCCTGAGCAGCAGAAATCCCGGGAGGCTCAGCCATGCGCGTGATCTCCCAGAAGCTGCGCGACTCAGCCCGCGGCCAGACCTGCACCCTGCGTCTGGATGGCTGCGGGTATGACGACGGGACGATTGTCCTGGCGCACATTCCCTGCGGCCAGAAGGGCATGGGCATGAAAGGCCCGGATGTGATCGCGTGCTTCGCCTGTAACCACTGCCATTCCGTCATCGACTCACGTGCCCGCGGCGAATACACCGACGCGGACCTGCTCCGCGCCCTGGCAGAAACCCAGCTCATTTGGCTCCGACTCGGCCTGCTCAAGGTGCCGGGAGTCGCGGCATGACCATTTCTTACACGGAGGCTACTGCAATGCTGGATTTGTCCCGATGGAACCTCACCCTGCCCGCCGGCGCCACGGTCATCCCGACCAATAAGCTGAACGCCGGCTACCAGAGCCCGTACTTCGTTCGCCAGGACGACGGAGCGATCACGTTCGTTGCGCCATCCAATGGCGCGGACATCAAGTCGACCAAGAACAGCACCTACCCCCGCTCAGAGCTGCGCGAGACGCTGGCCAATGGTGACGACAAGGAAGCGAACTGGAAGGCCTCCAGCGCAGAGATGCACAGCCTGGAAGCGGAGCTTTCGGTACAGGAGCTGCCTAAGAGCGGCAAGGCGATCATCGGCCAGATCCATGGCGAGAGCGATCACCCCCCGCTGAAGATCCAGATCACCGGCGACACCATCTACGCCCAGTTGCGGCGCAAGCTCAACGGTGCTGAGGACAAGGTAGCGCTGCTGACCGGCTACAAGCTGGGCCAGTTCATCACCTACCGCTTCGAGGTGACCCAGGACGGCAAGGCCAAATTCTTCATCAACGGCAAGCAGGTCGTGAACAAGGACCTACCCGCCGACGGCTACCAGTTCGACATGGCGTCGTACAAGAACGACACCTGGTACTTCAAGGCCGGGATCTACAGCCAGGAAGTGGTGGGCGGCACCGGTACCGGTCGGGCGACGTTCCGTGCGCTCAAGGCGTACCACGGGCCTGCGCAGGTTGTGCAGCCGAGCGAACCGGTCAGCACTCCAGCCGCACCAGCGCCCCGCACCCTGGCCACGCTGACCAACGAGGTTGCCCAGCTGGTGGCCAGGTTCAACGCTGGCACCCTGACTGCCCAAGACGCGTCGAAGTCCATCCAAGACCTGAAGGTCGAAGCCGACAACGCCTTCCCCAAAGGCGCTGAGCGTAGCGCGTTCTACGACCAGGTGACCGCGGCCAAGGCGGCCGTTAAAGGTTCGGCTCAGCCAGAAGCGCCTGTGACGCCCGCTGAGCCCGCTTCGCCTGCTACCCCTAGCGAAGCCATCAAGGCAGCGCTATCGGCGATGGAAGACGCGCTAGACGACCTTCCAGACGCATCGGCTGCCAAGTTGCGCGGGTTGATCAGCGACGTGCGGGGGCTGGTGGCATGAACAGCAGCCTGAATCACGACGACGTGACCAATCCCGCGCATTACGACCTGTTCCCAGGCCAGCAGGCCATCGACGTGATTCAGGCAGCGCTCACCCCGGAGGAATTCCGGGGATATCTCAAGGGCAACGCCCTCAAGTATCGGCTGCGCGCCGGCGAGAAGGGCGACCCGGCCAAGTGCCTGGCCAAGGCCAGCTGGTACAGGGATCGGCTGTGGTCGCTCGCACGCCCAAGCACGCCTCAGCCGGTCATGGGGTACACCGGCTGCCTGGTCTGCGGTGCCTATACGGACCACGGTGGGCTGCCCTGCCCAAGGATGAGGGCTGCGGCATCCAGTGCGGAGGAGTTGCGTATAGACATCGTGGGGGCCAACGGAAACGGTGGCGAGCATTACACGGAGCTTGCCCAGTGATCTTGGAACTTCCATGGCCGCCGGCCGCGTGCAGCCCTAACCAGCGTGTTCATTGGTCGAAGAAGGCCAAGGCCACAAAGCGTTACCGCGCGGACTGCCATCTGCTCGTCAGGCAGGCCGGGATCACCGCGCCTGTGGGCGAGCTGCTGGTGATGATGGAATTCGTGCCGCCGGATGCCCGGCGCCGCGATCTGGACAATCTGTTGTCGGCCTGTAAGGGCCTACTCGACGGCATAGCAGATGCGCTGAAGGTAGACGATCGGCATTTCGTCCCTCAGCTGCGCATGAGCAAAGAAACCACGAAGGGCGGCGCGGTGCGCGTCCGCATCGAAGCATTAGCGGAGGTAGCATGATCAACCTTAATTCGGCACGTCTCGCCTGGCACGACAGCCTGTACACCCCATGGGATAGCCAGGGCGCGCACGTAGAGCAGATCGGCCTGCTTGGCTGCTCGGTGCAGAAGACCGCCAAGGCAGTGAACAGCCGGCACGCCATGCATCAGTCAATCTCGGCGCGCATCCAGCATGCGATTGCCACGCTGCCGGCACATCTGCAGGCGTTCGGCAACCACATGTACAGCCCAATCGGCAGCGCAGATGATATGGACGAAGCTCGGGAGGCCCTGTTTAAGGCCGCATATGCCCTGGGCCCCAAGATGACCGCCCGCAAGTATGAGAAAGCCCAGTACGTCGCCCACGCCGTGCTGTACCGGTACCGCCGCATGCACCAAGGTGGGCAGAGTGAAGGGGATGACCCGTTGCCGACTGTGGAAAAGATGCGCATCTGGGTTTACCAGATGTATGGGATCGAACTCGTGGGCGACCAGTGGGCGCGTGACTGGGCTGAATTCGTGGGCATGTGCTTCGACGCCTGCAATGACCTGGACAAAGCCTGCTTGGCACCTGTTTCCCGGTCACTTTCGGTCATGAAACAGGCCGCTTGATTTTTTGTCGGCGTTGGAGCATCATTTCGCCATAGTTAATATTTTGCCTTCGGCAAACACACCAGAACCCGGCCATTGCGAGCCGGGTTTTTTGTACCTGCATTGTTACCGGCCAATCTTCTCCAGCGCGGCATCCGCCAGGAAGGAGGACCGGCTTTTGATCTTGTGCGCCGCTACGTAGCTGTCAATCTTCTGAATGACGTAGCCAGGCAAGGTCACGTTCACCTTCTCGGTTTTGCCGAGATACGGGGTTACGTCGATCTCGATCATGCCCCACCCCATACCGGCAAACTTCGGATTGTCACGGTGGGCTGCAACTGTCGAGGGCAGGGGTATGGCTATCCCAACAGAGGCCAGATCCTCCAGCATGATATGGGCGACCTCGACGGCAGCCGCATAGGCCTCCTCAAAGGTGTCGCCTGCGGTAATCGCGTTTGGAATGTCGGGTATTTGAATCCCTATGGCGGTGTTCTCATCGCCCCATTCAATGCACATTGGGTATCTCATTTGTTTCGTCTCCTGCGAAGGTGCGCAAAGGTGTAGCCGGGTCATGACAACCCGGCCGCTTCCCTGATTCCCCTTACCGTTCCCCTTGGCAGATCCTTCTTTGGGTGGGGTACTGCAACGGTGCTGGGTTTGGTCGGATGCTTGTACATGTGGTGGCTTCCTTTGACGCGATCCAGAAACCACCCATCTGCTTCAAGCTCCTTTATCAACTCTCTGCTTTGCACCTCCGTCTCCTGTCGTTGTTGATGGGAGAATTATAACCCTAGGCGTATAAACGCGCAAGCATAAAGGTGTATCTAGGTGTATAAATTGTTTGGCCGTTGAGCCAATCCCAGCTTGAGGAAACCCCCGTGGCTTACTACCTTGCGGTGGCCCTCGCCTGGAGCCAATTCGGCTTGCTCGGAATGCTCGGAGGCCTGGCGAGCTACTTCTACCCGCCCTCCACCGAGATGCGGTTCACCTGGCGGTACTTCATTTCCAAACTGATCCTGGCCTTCTTTGCGGGCAAGGTCGCCGGTGAGTTCATTGCTATCGATAACCAGTTCAAGTCGGGCTACATCATGTTGCTCGGCTTCTTCGCCTACCCGGTCCTGGGCGTACTCGAAATCAAGGTCAAGGCCTGGGTGGAAAACTTCACCCCGCCCCCTGGAGCGCGATGATGCTACTGATTTCCCTGGGGGCCTTCCTGGCCTACATGCTCGTAATGCTTCGCTGTATCGCGTTCGCCATCGACACGACGGATCGTCGCCAATCGGACAATGCAGAGGTGGGGTACATCCTGTTCTCCACACTGCTCCTTCTAACCTCCTACGTTTGCCTGTGGGTCTTCGAGCCATGGAAGCTGACCAGTAACAGCCCTTACAGCGCCATGTTCGTAGGCTTCACCATCTTCACCGCTGCGTATTTCTTCCGCCGAGTCGGCGCCCTTATCGTGGGACGTGACCGCAGGAGGACGGAAGTGCGCCGCGTACGGAGGGCACACGAATGACAATTGCCAGAGGGATGTTCCGCTGGGTCCTGGCCAGCCTGATCGTGTTCATCGTCGGTAACGGGTTGGGCTACATCGGCCGGACCTACGAATGCCGCAATGACCGGATACGCATCTACGTCGCAGCGCCTGGGTACGAAGCGCCCCGGGACGAGCTGCCTCGAAAGCTGTATGCCATGAACGTGACCCGGTGCACGCTGCCCGAGCAGTGGGGTGGTGACCGCGAGCCGCTGGAGGGATACCCGTGAACCAAGTTGCCCAGCTGGACGACCACCGGCCGCATGTAATGGTCATCGCCAGTGACGGCGTGCATGGCATCCCGCACACCCTGATCGCCGACATCATCGCCGGCCGCAAAGAATCAACCGTCCTCACCGAGCCCGTGATACGCCGGGTGCTGGAAGAGTGGCTGAATCACCTGACACCCTGACCATTCACTAAGAGGCACCGCAGTCTCAAGGATCTTCTATGGCGCTGACACCAAAGCAGCAGCGCTTCGTCGACGAATACCTGATAGACCTTAATGCCACGCAGGCCGCGATCCGTGCGGGCTACAGCGCAAAGACAGCCCGTTCGATCAGTAATGAGAACCTCACAAAACCTGACATTCAAGCGGCTATCGCAAAAGCGATGAATGCTCGCTCCGGTCGGGTCGAGATTACCCAGGACATGGTTCTGCGGGAACTGGCCAAGATCGGCTTTAGCGACATCCGAAAGGTTGTGCGATGGGGCGAAACCGAAGTCCGCATGGTTGACGGTGAAGAGGGCGAGGCAGAGGACATGGTTCCATACCATGGACTGGCGCTGATCGACTCTGCAGAAATCGACGACAGCACAGCGGGCGCCATCGCTGAGGTGTCTCAAGGGCGCGACGGGCTCAAAGTCAAAATGTATGACAAGCGCGGCGCCTTGGTAGATCTGGGTCGCCATCTGGGCATGTTTGCCGCTCCTGGCCATGCTGACCTTGACGCCGAGCTAAAGCGCCTGGACATCCAGAAACGCCGAGCGGAAATCAAGCGCCTCGAAGAATCCGACGATGATGTCCCGGTGCCGCAGCGCGTTGAGGTCGTTGTGGTCGATGCGAGAAAGCCTGATGCCGTCACTTAACGTCCCGCAATCGCGCTTTCTGGTCATGGAACACAAGTTCAAGGCCTTCGTAGCAGGATTTGGCTCTGGCAAGACATGGGTTGGATGCTCGGCGTTAAGCAAGCATTTCATGGAATGGCCGCGGGTTAACGCCGGATACTTCGCGCCTACCTACCCTCAGATCCGCGACATCTTCTATCCGACCATGGATGAAGTGGCCTATGACTGGGGCTTGAAGACAAAGATTAACCAGGCGAACCATGAGGTTCATGTCTACAGCGGCCGACAATACCGGGGAACGGTAATCTGCCGCTCAATGGAGAAGCCGCAGACGATTGTGGGCTTCAAGATTGGTCACGCACTGGTCGATGAGTTGGACGTCCTGACCGCGATCAAGGCGCAGCAGGCCTGGCGCAAGATAATTGCCCGGATGCGCTATAACGTCGAAGGTCTGCGCAACGGGGTGGATGTAACGACGACCCCCGAGGGGTTCAAGTTCGTCTATCAGCAGTTTCTCAAGCAAGTGCGGGACAAGCCTGCCCTGGCATCCATGTACGGCTTGGTGCAGGCAAGCACGTTCGATAACGAGCTGAACCTGCCGCCGGATTACATACCATCGCTGATGGAGTCTTACCCCGAGCATCTGATTCGCGCCTACCTGAATGGCCAGTTCGTCAACCTGACGTCTGGATCGATCTACCACGCCTATGACCGTCAGCTGAATCTATGCCATGACACCGTAAAGCCCGGGGAGCCGCTGTACATCGGCATGGACTTCAACGTAGGCAAAATGGCCGCAGTCGTGCACGTCAAGCGCGATCAGGGTCTGCCCAGGGCGGTTGATGAGCTGGTGGATGGCTACGATACGCCTGACATGATCAAGCGCATCAAGGAGCGCTACTGGCGTTACAACGGCAATACATACGAGAAGACGTGCGAGATCCGTATCTACCCGGATGCCTCAGGCGACTCACGCAAATCGGTCAATGCCAGCCTCACGGACATTGCCACGCTAAAGCAGGCCGGGTTCTCGGTTCATGCGCCTGCCGCAAACCCACCGGTCAAGGACCGGATCAACGCCATGAACGCCATGTTCTGCAACGCTGAAGGCCTACGCCGATACCTGGTTAACCCATTCACCTGTCCGACCTATGCAGACGGCCTGGAGCAGCAGGTGTGGGCTCCGAACGGTGAGCCGGACAAGACGCAAGGCGTCGACCACGGCAACGATGCGGGCGGCTACTTCATTCACAAGGAATTCCCGATCATCAAGCCGGTGACTTCCCTCAAACTCGGATTCGCACGCTGATGCCAGACGTTAAATTCACCCGCCCGGAATACGACGCGGCCCTGTCGCGCTGGCGGCTGGTGCGCGACGTGTGCGAAGGGTCTGAAACCATCAAGGGCCGCGGCGATGTCTACCTGCCCAGGCCGAACCCGCATGACAAGGGCGACGAGAACAAGGCTCGCTATGACAGTTACCTTCAGCGTGCGGTGTTCTACAACGCTACCGGGCGCACGAAGCGGAGCCTGATCGGCGCCGTGTTCCGCACCTGGCCCACGCTGACCGTGTCTGCGGCACTGGACTATGTGAACCAGGACGCGGACGGGCAGGGGATCAGCATCTATCAGCAGTCGCAATCGGTTGTCGGGCACATCCTCGAAGTGGGCCGCCACGGCTTGCTGGTGGATTACCCGCCGGTTGAGGCTGGCGCCGTGAGCCGCGCCCAGAGCGAGGCATCCGGTATCCGCCCGACCATCTCCAGCTACGTGGCCGAGGCCATCATCAACTGGAAGACGCGCAAGATCGGCGGAAAGGTGCTGCTGAGCCTGGTGGTGCTGAAGGAGACGGTGGACAAGGATACCGACGACGGCTTCGGCGTGGAGATCCGCGACCAGTATCGTGTTCTGCGCCTCAATGACGCCGGACAGTACGAACAGGAAGTGTGGACCGATATCGGCGGCAGTTGGGATGCAGTCGACGCCCGCATGCCGCTGGATGGATCGGGTAAGCCATGGGCCTTCATCCCGTTCACCTTTGTGGGTAGCGAGAACAACGATTCAAGCCTCGACGACGCGCCGCTGTACGACATGGCCGAGATCAACCTCGGGCATTACCGCAACAGCGCCGACTATGAGGAAGCCAGCTACCTGGTGGGCCAGCCACAGCCGTGGATGTCCGGCCTTGACGAGATGTGGCGCGATCACCTTGAGGAAACGGGTATCTACCTCGGCTCCCGGGCGCCCTGGCTGCTTCCGGCTGGTGGTGCCTGTGGGCTGATGCAGGCTCAGCCCAACAGCCTTGCCAAGGAAGCCATGGATGCCAAGGAAGACCAGATGGTTGCCCTCGGAGCCCGGCTGATCGAGCGAGGCAGCGCGGCCAAGACGGCCACCCAGGCGGACAACGAGAGCGCGGCAGAGCACAGCATCCTGTCTCTGGCTGTATCCAACGTGAGCGAGGCGTACAACCTCTGCCTGACGTGGATGGGCCAGTTCCTCGGTGCCCAAGGCGAGGCTGTCTACAAACTCGCTCAGGACTTCAGCCAGGTCACGCTGGATGCAACGATTCTCACGGCGCTGTTCAACGCGGTGCAGGGCGGCAAGGTGCCCGAAGCAGACTTCTGGCAGTACCTGCGCGATCGTGGCGTGATCGATCCCGAGAAGACCGACGACGAGATACGCGGCGAACTGGAAGCCCAAGGCCCAGCCCTGGAGCTGGATGAGGAAGACGACGATGGCGGCAAACCGGGCGATTCTTGACGCAACGATCCGCCATGCCGTGTTCCTTGAACGGCTGAAATCCAACGAGGTGACCAAGTTCGCCCCGTTCCTGAAGGAGATCGACCGCTCGCTGCGTGACAGGCTGACAAAGGCCGACCTGACCAGTTACAACACCCAGCGCCTGAAGCGGCTGCTGGATGAGGTCGACGGCCTGCTGCTGGGAATCTTCGGGCAATTCACCGACCAGCTACAGCTGGACCTGGTGGACATCGCCAACTACGAAGCCCAGTTCGAAGCGGCCAGCCTGAACAATGCGGTACCGGCTGGGGTCACGCTGGAAGCGGTTGTGCCGACGGCTGAGGCGATTCGCACTGCAATCCTGAGCAACCCTTTGGGTGTGCGCGGAGTTGACGGTGGCAAGCTCCTGGGTGCGTTCATCGATGGCTGGTCCGCAGCAGAACGCACCCGGGTAGCAGGTGCCATCCGGCAAGGCTTCTTCGAAGGTCAGACCAACTTCCAAATCATCAAGAACATTCGCGGCACCAAGGCACTGGGCTACAAGGACGGTATTCTGGCCACGACCGACCGCAATGCGGCGACTGTCGTGCGCACCGCGGTCCAGCACGTCGCCAGCCAGGCGCGCATGGAGACGGCCAAGGCCAACCCCCAGATCGTCAAGGGAATCCGGCTGATCGCCACCCTGGACAGCCGCACCAGTCAGATCTGCCGCAGCCTGGACCAGCGCACTTTCCCCGTGAACGAAGGGCCAAGGCCGCCATTCCACCCAAACTGCCGCACCAGCTTCGTGCTCATCACCCGCCTGAGTGAGATGTTTGGCAAGGGCGCCACGCGGGCCTCAAAGGGGGCGGACGGGGCAGGGCAGGTAAATGCCGACGTGACCTACTACAGCTGGCTAAAGCAGCAGCCTGCGGCTTTCCAGGACAAGGCCCTGGGCCCGACCCGGGGGAAGCTGTTCCGCAACGGCGGGCTATCCGCTGAGCGCTTCGCCTCGCTGCAACTTGACCGCAATTTCGCACCAATGACCCTCGACGAGATGAAAGCGGTAGAGCCGCTGGCATTCGAGCGCGCGGGCATCAACTAGCAGGCCGAGCCTGCGTCACGTCTCAGGGAGACAGCATGAAATACCAGATCGACAAGGCCGCCTACGACGCTTTGGAACCCTCCCTGCAGGCTTTCTACAAGGCCCAGGGTGACCAATATGTGCTGGTGGTAGAAGGCCTGCCCGCACCAGAAGACACCGCCGGCCTGAAGGCAAAGGTGGATGAGCTGCTGCGCGAAAAGAAGGACGAGAAAACCCGGCGTGAGCAGGCTGAAGAAGCCGCCCGCCTGGCAGCCGAAGAAGCCGCCCGCAAGAACGGTGACACCGAAGCGCTGGAGCGCAGCTGGAACGAGAAGCACACCAAGGCGCTGACCGAGAAAGAGCAGGCCTTGGGCTCGCTCCAGGCTCAGGTGCACGCCCTGACCGTGGGCGCCACCGCAGCGCGCCTGGCCGGTGAGCTGGCCGTGCAAGGCTCCTCGACCGTCCTTCAGCGCCTGATCGAGCCGCGCCTATCGATGGAGCTGCGCGACGGCAAGCCCGCAGTTGTGGTGCTGGACGCAGAAGGCCGCCCCTCAGCCCTGACCGTGGACGAATTCAAGGAACAACTGTTCAACGATGCCGCCCTGGCGCCGTTGATCGCAGCAAGCAAGGCAACTGGTGGCGGGGCCGCCGGTGGTAAGGGCGGCGGGGCCGCAAAGAAGTTTAGCGAAATGACCGGCATGGAGCGTGTTGAGCTCCGTCGAAACAACCTCCCCGAGTACGAGCGCCTTAAGAAGGCGCACGAAGCGGCTCAGAAATAAGGAAACCCCGCAATGCCAACCATTCTTTCCGACGTAGTCTTCCGCGACGAGCTGCGCGACTACATGGCGGTGAACACCGTTGAAAAGACGGCGTTCTTCCAATCCGGCATCTTGACCACCAACAGCGACATGTCCACGCTGCTGGCCAGCCCGTCCAACACCTTCACCATCCCATGGTGGGTGGATCTGGATGCGTCCATCGAATCGAACTACTCGAACGACGTGTACACCGACATCGCAGTGCCGCTGTCGGTCACCAGTGCTTCCATGCAGGCGCGCGCTGCGTACCTCAACGAAGGCTGGAACTGCATGAGCCTGGTGAAGAACGTCACCAACCGTGACCCGCTGGAATACGTTGCAAGTCGCATCACCGAGTACTGGCAGCGTGTAGCCCAGCGCCGCGCCATCGCCACCATGGTGGGCGTCTACAACGACAACGTGGCCAGCAATGGCGGTGACATGGTAGTGGACGCCGGCGGCACCATCAGCGCCGCGGCCATCATCCGTGCTCGGGCCACCATGGGTGACTACAGCCCGCAGATCATCACCCCGTCGGGCAACAAGGCCCTCAATGTGATCGTGATGCACTCGGCCGTGCACACCGAGCTGTCGATCCTGAACCTGATCGACTTCACGCCTGTGGCCGACCAGACGCCAGAGTTCGGTCGCTTCCAAGGCATGGTCGTGGTTCTGGACGACGGTATGCCTGTCGTCGGCACCGGTGCGGACGCCAAGTACCTTTCCGTGATCACCGGCCCTGGCGCCTTCGGCTATGCCGAGGAGCAGGACGAAGACGACATGGAATATGACCGCGAGCCTGCCCGTGGTAACGGTGGCGGCGCTGAAACCCTGTGGACCCGCCGCAACTTCGTTGTGCACCCACTGGGCTACTCGTTCCTGTCCGCCACCATCACCGGTACCCCAGGCACCACCCGGCCGATCTCGGCCAACTGGGCTGACCTGGCGCTGGCGACCAACTGGGAACGCAAGTTCAACCGCAAGCAGGTGCCGCTGGCCTTTATCACCTCCACCGTCAGCGCCTAACCGCGCCGAGGCCGAAGGAGGGCGCCATGGCCGACAATGACCAGAAACCGCTGCAGATCGGAGGGCGTGTACCCTTCCGGTACAGCTTGGGCAGGATCTATCAGGATCTGGTCGCCATGATCCAGAAGCAAGGCGAGAGGACCATCGAGTTCCAGGTCGACGCCGCCCAGAACCTTAAATGGCGCTGGACGGACGAGACGGAATGGAAAGAGATCATGGACCTCGCCGAGCTTCCAGAGCTTGGAGCTACCGGCCCGATGGGTCCGCCCGGACCGAAAGGTAATCAGGGTGAGCCAGGCCCGGGCGGGGCGAAGGGCGATCAGGGTGAGCGCGGACTGCAAGGCAATCCCGGAGTTGCCGGCCCCATGGGCAGCCCCGGGCCTGCCGGTCCACAGGGTATGCCTGGGCCGCAGGGAATCTCAGGCAATCCCGGGCTTCCCGGCGAACCAGGCCCCCAGGGCGTCAAAGGTGATCCCGGCCCCAAAGGGGAAGCGGGCGCGCCCGGCGGCAAGGGGGATACCGGCGAGCGTGGCGAGAAGGGTGAGCCAGGAGTTACCGGTGCCAAGGGAGATGTGGGCGCAACTGGTGCAAAAGGTGCAACCGGCGCCACTGGCCCGGCCGGAGCCGCTGGCGCGCAGCCGGAAATCGTTTCTGGCACGGTTGTAGCCGCTGGTACGAAGGTCGTCGTCAAGTTTGCCAAGACCTACGCCGCGCCGCCTGTGGTTCAGCCTGCACCCACCTGGAATGGTCAGCAGCTCGTCATGGGCGTGGCCTCCGAAATCACCACCACCGGGTGCAATGTGACCGTCATGCAGTCACGGGGCGCCCTACTACTCACAACTGGGCCATTCGAAAACGCGGCGGCGGGAGTCGCCTTCAAGATGCTCGTACTGGGCACATAGAGGAATCGATCATGGAACAAGACAAGTACATCGACCCGAACGACAAGGCCCGCTGGGGCTTCGGTGGGGACCAGAGTGGTATCACGGTAGGCCCGCAGACCGTGGGTGAAACCGGCGGTGTTGAGCACGCCCGCAGTGAGCCACGCGATGAAGGCGCAACCAACAACGGTGGCGGTAGTACACCACCCCAAGGCGATGCGACTACCAGCACCGTTGAAGACCCGCGTGATAGCCTGACCATCCCGCAAATCAAGGAGCAGTTGGACGCCAAGGGCGTGTCCTACAGCTCCAGCGCCAACAAAGCCGAGCTGCTCGAGCTGCTCAAATCTCAGGAGTGACCCATGCTCATCATCGAGGACGGTACCGGCAAGCCGGACGCTGACAGCTATTCCACCGTCGAGGAACTGGTCAGCTATGCAAAGCGGTATGGCCTGACCATCCCTGACGACGAGGAAGCGCAGGAAGCGTTGCTGCGCCGGGCCGCCTTGGCGATGGACGCACTGTGCTGGAAGGGCATCCGGGCCAAGGCCGCCCAGGCCCTGGCCTGGCCCCGCCGGGACGCCCTAGTGGACAAAGCCTACCTGCCTGCCAACCTGATCCCCGGCCGGATCGCCTACGGACAGATGGCCCTGGCCGCCGAGATCTACCAAGACGAAATCGACCCGCCAGAACAGCGCAAGGGCGCCGTAACCCGTGAGCGCGTCGAAGGCGTGGTGGACGTCCAGTACGCCGCCATCAGTAGCACTAGCCGTAAGTTGTTGCCCGCGGCGCCTGACCGGCCAAGCCGGACCCAATTTGCAGACTACCTGGCCAAGCGAGGACTGTTCGCCGTCCGCGCCTGACCATCAAGGAGCCCCTATGACGGCCTTCTATGAGCGGATGGCCGAGACGGCCCTTCGCTTGATCCGACAGTACGGCCAGGCAGTGACTCTTCGGGAAATCACACCTGGCAGCTATGACCCGTCCACCGGCGAGACCTCGCCGGACACCGCCACCGAGGCTTCAACCTCCGGGGTATTGATCGAATACACCGGTCAGGAGCGCCAGGCCAACAGCCTGATCCAGCAGGGCGACAAGAAGCTCATGGTGCCGGCCAAGGCGCTGGCCCAGCCTTCGCTGAACAGCAAGGTCATCATCCAGGGCGAGGTATGGACCATCGTGCCGCCGCTGAAGGTCATGAACCCCGCCGGCACGCCGCTTGTGTATGAGCTGCAGGTGCGCCGATGAGCCGGTACGCCGGGGCAACCGGCAGCTTTGCGCTGGACCTGGCCAAATTTGCGCAGCAGGCGCAGGAGGCTATCGACGAAACCTTGCAAGAGGTGGTGATCGAGTTGGGCAACAGCCTGATCCGCATGTCCCCGGTCGACACCGGGCGCTTCCGCGGTAACTGGCAGTTCAGCATAAGCGCTCCAGCTGGCGGCACCCTCGATACGCTGGATAAGGGCGGCGGCGACACCTCAGCCCGCATCGCTGGGGATGCCCTGTACTTCAAGGCAGGCGAAACGGCCTACATCGTGAACAACCTGCCGTACGCGATTCCACTCGAATATGGCCACTCCGACCAGGCGCCCGGGGGCATGGTGCGGATCACGCTCGCGCGCTTCCAGGCCATCGTCGAGGAAGCCATCAGGAACAGTCAGGTATGAGCCACAAGATAATCCGCTCGCTGTTTCAGGCCCGCCTGGCCGCCTGGGCTGCCGCTCGCACCCCGGCGCTGCGCGTGGCTTACGAGAACGTGGCATTCAGCCCAGAACCAGACGAGCTCTATCTGAAGGCCTACAACCTGCCCGCAGGCACCGACAGCGAGACCATTACCGCAGACCACAAGCGGTACACCGGCCTGTTTCAAGTGACCATCGTCGGACCGTCTGCCAGAGGTAGCGGGGCAGTCGAAGGCGTCGTGGGCGAGCTCGCCGCGCTGTTCCCGCTGTATCTGCGCCTGACCGGCAGTGGACTGACAGCCCTTGTGCTGACGCCAGTCGATCAAGGCCCAGGCATACCGAACGACAACACCTATTCCGTCGCCGCGAGCTTCCAGTACCGCGCCGACACGAATTGACCGCCCGTTGGGCAACCCACCACCCGCTCCGGCGGGTTTTTTCGTTTAGAGGACCATCCAAATGGCGTTCACTCTGCCCAACGGCTCTACCTTCGACTTCGCTGCATCCGCTGGTACTGCTGTCGCGATCACCGCGATCACCAACGCAAACCCTGCCGTGGCGACCGCCGCGGGCCATGGCCTGGACGATGGCGACGTGATCGTTGTCACCTCCGGCTGGTCCAAGCTGACCGGTCGTACCGTGCGTGTTACCGATGTGACGGCGGACTCCTTCGCCCTCGAAGGCATCAACACCGCCAGCACCCAGCGCTACCCGGCAGGCGCTGGCACCGGATCGCTCCGGCAGGTGCTGACCTGGGTACAGATTCCGCAGATCACGGAAGTGGCAACCAGCGGGGGCGACCAGCAATTCCTGACCTTCGGCTTCCTTGAAGACGACGACGACCGCCAGATCCCCACCACCAAGTCGCCGGCGAGCATGACCCTGACCGTGGCCGACGATCCGTCCCAGCCCTATGTGCCTGTAGTCGAAGAGGCCGACGAGGCCAAGGAAGTGCGGGCCCAGCGGCTGAACCTGCCGAATGGTGATGTGATTCTGTACAACTCCATCCCCTCGATCACCAGCACGCCGACCCTGTCGCGCAACAACCTGATGACCCGCGCAATCAGCCTGGCCCTGCAAGGCCGCGTGACCCGCTACAGCGCGGCGTAAGGACGACTCATGCCAACCTTCAAGATCGCTCAGAACCCCACCTTCAAGGCGCCGGTGCAGATTCCTCGCATCGGCGGCGACCCGGTGGCGGTTGAGTTCGAGTTCAAGTACATGGACCGTACGGCTCTGGCCGCCCTGTTCGAACGCTGGAGTGACGCACGCCAGGCTCTGCTCGACCGCGTACAGAAGGAAGAGCTCAGCCTGCCCGATTCCACCCAGGCAGAGATCGAACGCCAGGCGCAGCAGATCGAAGACGTGACGGCCGGCTGGGGCTTCGACGAACCCTTCACCAAGGAAAACGTGACAGCCTTGGTGACTACCTGTGTAGGCGCGCCAAAGGCTGTGATCGAGGCCTATCAGGACGCCTACAACCCGAACCGTCTGGGAAACTTGAAAGCGTAGCCCGGGCCATGTACGAGCCTGGCCCCAGCGAAAAGGAACTCGCCGCGTTCGGCATCAAGCCCTCGGATCTACCGGAAACGGTGGTCGAGGTGCTGCCGGACGTGTGGGATTCCTATCGCCTGTTCCGCGCCATGTCCACCCAGTGGCGTGCAGGCATGGCCGGGGCCACTGGCCTGGACTACGCAGCTTTACCCGTTACCGGCGACCTGCTCGGGCTGAGTGCCGAGGAAATCCGAGGTGCTTTTGATGACGTCCGCGTGATGGAGGGGGAGGCGCTGAGGTGCATGGCGCCAGAACCGCATGCATCGTGATACATTCCTGTTCGATGTCCATGGGAGGGATCACATGAGGTTAGGATCTATTGCTTTGGTATTGGCTCTTGCGGGGCTGGCGGGCTGTGCGAACCAGCTCGCCCCTTCAAAAAGGGTCGATATGCCGCCGTTCCCGGTAGCAGAGTATCAGTCGCTGAACATCAACGGAGACGCCGTGGTTACAGGCCAGGTCTTCATGAAAACGGTTGGCGGTGACGTGAAGTATGGTGCTGGTGAAGACGTGTCTCTTTTGCCGGCAACATCCTATACAGATGTTCTGTACAGGGCGTACTTGGCGAATCAGGAGCCTGGCGCTCCAGACCCGCAATTTGCGAAATATAACAAGTTAACCACTACGGACGGTGAGGGTAGATTCACCTTCAAGGGTATCGGCGCCGGGAAGTACTATGTCATTAGCCGTGTTGGCTGGAAGGCTCCTACTCAGTTCGGCCTGGTTCAGCAAGGCGGCTACATTATCAAGCCAGTAACTGTTCAGCCGACTGGAGAGACGACGGTGATCGTTTCCAAATAGCAGGACTGAGCCCAACTACCGCCTTCGGGCGGTTTTTTATGCCTGGAGAAAAGCATGACCTCTATCGCCGAGCTTGGCATACGTGTCGATTCCGCGCAGGCGGCCCAAGCTGCCACCGACCTCGACAAGCTGACCCAAGCAGGTGCAAAGGCGGAGAAGTCGGCCAGCGGGCTTGCTACCCAGACAGACAAGGCCGAAGACGCTCTCAAGGATATGCGCCAGCAAGCCCAGGCAGCAGAGAAAGCTACGGCCGGGCTTGCAGCGCAAACCCAGAAAGCTGGTGTATCCGCTGCTCAAACTGCCGCTGCCCTGCGCGGAGTACCGGCTCAGTTCACGGACATCGTGACGAGCCTTCAGGGTGGGCAGGCACCTCTGACCGTGCTGCTCCAGCAGGGTGGCCAGCTCAAAGACATGTTCGGTGGAATTGGGCCAGCCGCACGCGCGCTCGGGGGCTATGTGGGGGGCTTGGTTAACCCTTTTACGCTCGCTGCCGGAGCCGTTACTACCTTGGGCGTAGCCTATTACAAGGGAAGCCAGGAAGCAGACGAATACCAGAAGGCCCTGATCCTGACGGGAAACAGTGCAGGGGTGACTGCTGACAACCTAGCCTCTATGGCCCGTCAGGTCAGCGCTACGGTCGGGACTACTGGCGCTGCCGCGGCGGTTCTGGCAAAACTGGCCGGCAGCGGCAATATCGCCGCATACAGCTTCGAAGGCATAACAAAAGCAGCCCTGACTATGCAGCAGGCGACCGGCGCGGCAATTGAAGATACCGTTGCCCAGTTTGCGGCCCTTGGAAAAGACCCGGTCGAGGCATCTATCAAGCTCGACCAGCAATATCACTATCTGACCGCCAGCGTGCTTGAACAGGTGATGGCGCTGGAGAAGCAGGGCCAGCAAGCCGCTGCGGTCAAAGTCGCCACGGACGCCTTCGCCGACGCGATAGAGTCACGGGGAGAGAACATCACGGCACGCCTTGGCTATATCGAGGGCGCCTGGAATAAGGTGGCCAAGGCCGCCAAATGGGCGTGGGATTCCGCCCTCGACGTAGGTCGTGACGCCACCTATGAAGAAAAGATGGCTCAGCTTGAGACGCAAGCCGAGAACGCCCGGCGACTCGGCTCAGGCTCCCGCGGTGGCGGTGGCCGGTCGCTGAAAGACATCGAAGCCGAGCAGAAATCGCTCATGCTGGCGGAGCAGGAGCGTCGCAACCGCGCCCAGGCGAACAAGGACGCCCAAGATCGCCAGAGCGCCGCAGTGCTTGGCGTGCAACTGATCAACCGCGAATCCAAGGCCGCGGAAGACAGCGTGACCAAGCTCCAGAACAAGCTGAAGGACCTGGATAAGGCGCGCCAGGAGAACATCCAGAACAAGAGCTACACCCCTGAGCTACAGAAGCAATACGAAACTGCTGTAGCGGGCATTCAAAAGCAGATGGCCGACGCCAAGAAGAAAGCTGCCGGGCCGGCAGGCGCGCTCGATATGAGCAGCTACAACACCCAGGACAATGCCCTCAAGGCCGTGCTAAGCAGCTATAGCAACACGGAAAAAGAACTGGAAGCCGCCCAGCGCGCCGGGCTGGTGTCCCAGGCTGACTATGCCGCGCGCCGTACTGGGCTGGTAGAGCAGGAAGCCAAGGATGTGGCTGCAGCCTACCAGGCAGAAATCACAGCGCTTGAGGCGATCCGTAGCAAGAGCACCACCACTGCGAACCAACGAATTCAACTGGACCAGAAGATCTCCGACACCCAGACCAAGGCGGCCCAGGCCCAGAAAGGCTACGAGAGCGAAATGCGCAATATCGCCACGGCTGAAACCGGCCGGCTGAAGCAGCAGGAGCAGGCGGTTCTCTCCTATACCGCTGCGCTGCAGGATAGTCTGCGCATCAATCAGCAGCAGCTGGACGCCTCGCTGGCCGGGCTTGGCATGGGCGACCAAGCTGCCGAACGCGCCCAAGAGCGGCTGCGCATCGAGCAGGACTACCAGAACAAGGCGGCCGCCCTCGCGCGCGACTTGCGCACCAAGCGTATCGACGAAGGCGAATACGACAAGGAGACCAAAGAGCTCCAGGACGCTCTGAACAAGCGTCTATCCATGCAGGAGGAGTATTACCAGAAGGTCGACCAGGCTCAACAGGATTGGACGCTTGGGGCAAAATCGTCGGTGGCCAGCTACTTCGAGTCGGCGAACAACATGGCAGCACAGAGCCGGAACTTGTTCGACGACGCATTCAGCGGCATGGAAGACGCCGTGGTTTCGTTCGCAAAGACCGGGAAGCTGTCGTTCTCCGACTTTGCGGAGTCGGTCATATCTGACTTGCTGAGAATAGCGGTGCGTCAATCCGCCGTGGGCATCTTCAATACGGTTGCGACGGCAATAGGTGGAGGGGTTTCAGCGGGAAGCACGGCGGCAGGTTATAGCTCGTCAACCATCTCGAGCTGGCTTGCAAATGGCCACTCTGACGGTGGCTATACCGGCGACGGTGACAAATACGAACCCAAGGGCGTAGTGCATGGCGGCGAATTCGTCCTGCGCAAGGAAGTGGTCAGCCAGCCGGGCATGCGCAACTACCTGGAGGGGCTGAACGCCAAGGGCTATGCCGATGGCGGGTACGTCGCTGGCGCCGCTTCGCGCATGGCTGGTTCGTCCAGCTCCAGCGCGCCTCAGGTGCACATCAGTATCGCCAGCGACGGCAGCTCACAGGTCAGTTCCAGCACCAGCGGCCTTGAATCCTTCGGGGCTGAGATCGGCGACTTCGTGAGCCGCAAATACAAGGAGCTGGAAGCCAAGTCGCTCAGCCCGCAAGGGAACATCCGCAAGGCAATCAACGGGAGGGCCTGATGGCTGACACCTTCACTTGGCGCCCCGACAAGGCGGCGCCGGGCACCTTCACGCAGCGCATCCGCTCGGCCCAGTTCGGCAACGGCTACACCCAGCGCGCCGCTGACGGCATCAACAACGAAACCCAGTCGTGGGACCTGACCTTCACGGGCAGCAAGGCGCGGATAACCGAGATCCTGACCTTCCTGCGGGTGCAGCGCGGTTACAAGGCTTTCATCTGGGTTCCGCCATTCGACGGCCCGCTGTACTTCACATGCGCCAGCTTCAAGCCGACTGATCAGGGCGGCGGGGCATGGATGCTTACCGCCACCTTTGACCAGACGCACCAGGTGACCTGATGGCCGAGAGCATTTATGAGGACATCCAGCGCCTGGAGGTAGGGCAGTACGTCGAACTCTTTGAGCTGGACCTGTCCGGCCTGGACGGGGACGTCTACCGCTTCCATGGCTATACCAAGGTGGGCCCGATCTACTGGCAGGGCCTGGAGTACTCGCCCTGGCCGATCAAGGTCGAGGGTATGGGCATGACGGGTGAGGGCCAGCAGAGCAATCCCACGCTCACCGTGGCAAACGTGACGGGCTTTATCACGGCGCTGTGTGCGACCTATCAGGATCTGGTGGATGCCGGTGTCACGCGACACCGGACATTGGGCCGTTATCTGGACGCCGCCAACTTTCCCGGCGGCAACCCGGAGGCTGACCCGACCGAACACTTCGCCGACGATATCTACACCATCGACCAGAAGCAGTCGGCCGACAGCCAGACCGTGGCCTTCGTGCTGAAGTCACCGCTGATCGCAACCGACCGCAAGCTGCCCGGCCGGCAGATCGTCGCCAACTGCTGCCAGTGGCTGACCATCGGCGGCTATCGGGGTCCGTACTGCGCCTATACCGGCAGCGTGTACGCCACCGAGGACGATGTTCTCACCGATGACCCGGCCAAGGATCAATGCTCCGGCACGCTCACCGGCTGCAAGCTGCGGTTCGGTGCCAACAACCCGCTTCGATACGGCTCCTACCCAAGCGCCGGCTACTGAGGTTTCCATGCGACTGTCCAAGGACACTATCCAGGCGATCTATGACGACGCCCGTTCCCGGCTGCCCAATGAGGCGTGCGGGTTCATCGTGCGCAAGGATCGGGTCAACACCTATTTGCCGACGGCCAACACCGCGGCAAACCCTGCCCAGGACTTCAGGATAAGCGCAGAGGAGTGGGCAGAGGCAGAGGACGCCGGAAAGATCGTCGCCATCGTGCACAGCCACCCTGGCCAGTCGGCTCGCCTGAGCCATGCCGACCGCGTATCTATGGAAAGCACAGGGCTACCTTGGCTGGTCGTAGAGATCCGCGAGGGCGAGCCCACCGGACACTTGATCCACGAACCCAGCGGGTACCAGGCGCCGCTTGTAGGTCGTCCGTTCCAGCACGGCGTGCTCGACTGCTACACCCTGGTACGCGATTACTACCAGCGCGAGCTGGGTATCGCGCTGCCGAACTATGAGCGCGAGGACGGCTGGTGGGACAAGGGGCAAGACCTGTACGCCGATAACTTCGCTGCGGCCGGCTTCAAGCCGGTCAGCGGTGACGACCTACGCCAGGGCGACCTGATCGTGATGCAAGTGCGTGCGCCCGTGGCGAACCACGCGGGCGTATACCTGGCCGATGGCATCCTCAAGACCGAACCAGGCCTGCACCCGGTGCCGGGCGGAATGCTCCACCACCTTCATGGGCGAGATTCGGTCAGGGTCCCGTTTGGGGGCTACTGGCGCGAATCCGCCCGCTACTATATGAGACACAAGGATTCCCCCCATGGCTGAGCGGATCAGAACGGTTCGTCTGTACGGCAAGCTGGGCGCCCGGTTCGGCCGCGTGCACCGCCTGGCCGTAAACTCTGCGGCTGAGGCAGTACGGGCGCTGGGCGTATTGCACAAGGGGTTCGAACAATTCCTCATCGACTCCAAGGACATGGGTCTGGCCTTCGCGGTGTTCTACGGAAATCGTAACCTGGCGGCCGAGCAATTAGAGGATCCGCCTAGCCACAATGACATCCGCATTGCTCCGATCGTGCAGGGTTCCAAGAGTGGCGGGCTTCAGGTAGTACTGGGCATTGCGCTGATTGCCATTGCCACCATTGCTACTGGCGGTATCGCAGGACTGGCATCCGCTGGCGCCTGGGGCGCGGCCATTGGCGGTACCGGCTGGGGCATCGTCGGCTCGGTCGGCCTCTCGCTGGCCCTTGGCGGCGTGGCCCAGATGATCTCGGGCACCCCGAAAGGAATCGACAGCGCCGAAAGCGCCGACAACAAGCCCAGCTACAACTTCTCGGGCATCAAGAACACCACCACCCAAGGCAACCCGGTCCCGCTGCTGTACGGCGAGATGACCACGGGGTCCGCCTGCATATCGCTGGGCATCGTCGCCGAAGACGAGCAATAGGGGCACGCATGAACATGATGGTCGTGAAGGGCGCCAAGGGCAGCTCAAGCACACACACGCCCGTGGAAAGCCCGGACAGCCTGGTCAACACCAGCTACGCCAACATCCTCGACGCTCTTAGCGAAGGGCCTATTGTTGGCTTGGTGAACGGCGCGCAGTCGATCTACTTCGACGAAACCCCGCTGGCGAGCAGCGATGGCACCCTGAACTTTACCGGGGTCACCTGGGAGCAGCGTACCGGCGAGGCGGACCAGGACTATATTACTGGCTTCCCAGCGGTGGAAACCGAGCATTCGGTTGGTGTCGAGCTGACAGCGGTACAGCCCTGGACCCAGGCAATCACCAATCGGGAGTTGTCCGCCATCCGCCTCCAGCTAGGTGCGAGTACGCTCTACCAGCAGGAAAGTGACGGCGACACCGTAGGCTACACGGTCAACTACCAGGTCCTGCTGTCGACTGACGGCGGCGACTATGTGCCGGTAATCACCACCTCCTTCAGCGGTAAGACCACCAGCGGCTACCAGCGCTCACACCGCGTAGACCTGCCGGCGGCCGAGGATGGCTGGACAATCCGGGTGATTCGGACAACCCCGGACTCAACTAGCTCGACTATCCAGGCCAGCACCTCAGTTGTGAGCTACACCGAGGTGATAGACGCCAAGCTGCAGTATCCCTATACGGCGCTGGTAGGGCTGAAAATCGATGCCAGCCAGTTTTCATCTATCCCAGAGAGAGCGTTCCGCTTACGTGGCCGCATCATCTCGGTTCCGACCAACTACGAGCCATCGGCCCGGAGCTACAGCGGCACCTGGGACGGCACCTTCAAGCTGGCCTGGACCGACAACCCGGCGTGGATCTACCGCGATCTGATCCTCAATGACCGGTACGGCCTGGGTCGCTTCATCAGCGAATCGCAGGTGGACAAATGGGCGCTGTACCAGATCTCGCGGTACTGCGATGAGCTTGTGGACGACGGCAAGGGAGGAACCGAGCCCCGCTTCACCTGCAACCTGTACCTGCAATCACGCAACGACGCGCTCACCGTACTCCAGGACATCGCCAGCATCTTCCGGGGTATGGCCTATTACGCGAGCAGCGAGGTCACCGTATCGGCGGATATGCCGAGCGACCCGGTATACACCTACACCAATGCCAACGTGATCGATGGCAAGTTCTCCCGTGCCGGCTCGTCGGGTTCGACCCGCTACAGCGTGTGCAAGGTAAGCTGGACCGACCGTGATAACTTCGGTGAGCAGAAAGTCGAGTACGTGCAGAATCAAAAATCCGTCGCACGCTACGGCATCCGGGAAACCGAGCTGACCGCGTTCGGCTGCACGTCGCAGGGGCAGGCCCAGCGCCTTGGGCACTACACCCTGCTGACCAACCAGCTGGAAACGGACACCATCAGCTTCAGCGTGGGCCTTGATGGCGTGATCGCACGCCCGGGGCAGATCGTGCGGGTGGCGGACCATAACCATGCTGGCCGGCCCATTGGTGGGCGGATCAAGAGCGCCACGACAGGCGGGGTAGTGGTCGATGATGACCTTACCGTTACCGCGGGCGACACCCTGGTAGTGATCCAGCCCAACGGCAAGGCCCAGACCCGCATCATCCGCGCAGTGAGTGGTCGCACCATCACCGTCACCGAGGACTTCGACGAAGCCCCCCTGGCCGAATCCATCTACGCCGTCGAGACGGCCGAGGTGGTGCCGGAGACCTATCGCATCCTGACGGTGGCCGAGAACTTCGGCGACGACAAGTTGCAGTACGACCTGGTAGCGGTGCAGCACAACGCCAGCAAGTTCGCCGCCATCGACAGCGGCGCCCAGATCGTCACGCTGCCGACCACCATCCTGCCCGGCGCCGTCCAGGCGAAGCCTGCCAATGTGGCGCTGTCGACCTTTGACGCGGTGAAGCAGGGCCTGACCGTAGCCACGATGCGCGTTACCTGGGATGCCGCCAAGGGCGCTAACAGCTACAACGTCTGGTGGAAGCGCAATTCGGGCGACTGGGTATACGCCGGAGTGACCTACACCGCCTCGATCGAGGTTTCCGGCATCTATACCGGTACCTATACCGCCAGGGTATCTGCCGTCGGCGTGGGCAATGCCACTTCCCTTTGGGCTTACTCCGAGCCGACCGAGCTGTACGGCAAGACCGGTGAGCCGCCGGCGCTGGCCAGCTTCTCCACCGTCTCGGAGGTGTTCGGCATCCGCCTGAACTGGGCTTTCCCCGAAGGCGCGGAGGACACACTTTATACCGAGGTGCAGGAATCGGCCGCAGCCAACGGCGACAGCCCGGCGCAGTTGGGGCTGATCTCCTATCCAGCCAAGACCTACCTGAAATCCGGCATGGCCGCCGGCGTCACCCGGTTCTTCCGGGCGCGTCTGGGCGACCGCAGCGGGAACAATGGCCCTTGGACTACCTGGGTTATGGGCCAGTCCAGTTCCGAGGCAGGGGAAATTCTCACCTACCTGGCTGGCCAGATCGGCGAAACCGAGCTGAGCCAGGAGCTGACCGACAAAATTACCGGCATCGAGGACCAGATCGCCGCACTGGACGGACTGGCGGCCTACAAGCCGGACGACACCTACGCCATGGGCGACATGGTGGTTAGTAATGGGCGGATCTACCAGGCCACCCAGGAGGTGCCCGCCAACACACCACCGCCGGACGCTAACTACTGGCTCGACGTAGGTCAATCAGTGCAGGCAGCCAACGGCCTGGCTCAGCAGGTCCAGCAGAACACCGCCGCCATTACCGACGTGGCGGCCCAGGCCGGCAGTCTCCAGGCCCTGCGCGCCGCCTACCGTGAGGACGGTGGCGAAGGCGACCTGAACGACGCGCTGAAGATGTGGGACACCCAGGCGGCCTACTCGAAAGAGGTGGTGGTTCGGGCGAGCCAGGATCAGGCGTTGGTGCAGACCACCGAGACGTTGCAGGCCCAGGCCGGCAGCAACACGGCGGCTATCCAGCAGGTCGCCAGCGCTCAGGTGAGCACCGATGGCAAGCTGTCGCTCATGTGGGCCGTGAAGATGCAGTACGTCTCGGCGACAGGTCAGTACATCGCAACTGGGGTCGGGCTGGGTATCGAGAACACCGATGCAGGACTGCAAAGCCAGTTCCTGGTGTCGGCAGACCGGTTTGCTGTGGTGGGCACCACGGCTGGTGGCACTACCTTCACCCCGTTCGTGGTGCAGAACGGCCAGGTCTTCATCGCCCAGGCCTTCATCGGCGACGGCACGATCACCAGCGCAAAGATCGGCGACTACATCCAGTCCACGAACTACGTCGCGGGCTCCACCGGCTTTCGCATAGGGGTCAGGGACGGTACGTTCGAGATGAATGGCGTAGTGGCGGGTCAGGGGCGGACGACATTCAACAACACCTCCTTCAACGTCTTCTACCCGAATGGCGTTCAAGCTGTTTATCTGGGGCTCTGATATGGCCGCGCTGACCATCAAAGACACCACTGGGCGTGTCATATTGGATATGACCTCGGCCGTCCCGAGGGAGATCGGTAGCTTTTCAACCGGCACGTCAAGTGGGAGCACTACGGTCTCCGTGCCGGCCGGAAGGCTCTGGTGGGTTCGTAGTGTGACCGCAACCACTGGCAGGAAAGGGAAGGGGCCCGCGCTTACCGTCTCAGGTAATACGTTCACATGGGCTTTCTCATACGTGGCCGGGCTAAACGAATACCCGGTCGCTGCGACGATCTATTATGGAGTCTACTGATGCCATCGCTGAGGTTAAGGGATGTAGCGGGAAACCTCCTGATTGACTCCGCGTACATAAACTACGGATTACTGGCATCTGGATACCTCGCCTATAAAGAGACCTGGTATGGAAAAACCAAGCCTGCGATAAATAGCGACCCCAACCAGGAATCGAGCTGGCAGGAAACCACGGCGTATTCCGACCAAATCTATAGCTTTACTGCTTCAGGATGCATAGCCCCAATCGTTTTCCTGGCTGGCCAGGGATTTCTTGAAGAAACCCAGGTAGCAGGGAACACCTTTACCTGGCTGTTTTCAGCCGCCAGCCCATCGACGAAAATATTCATCTTCGACCGAATGCGCGCGGGCGGCTCCGGCCCCGTCCTCATGATGAGGAGCGAAGCCAACGTGGTTACCTTCAATTCCCGCATGGTTCCTCTTAACATCAGAGGCGGCGTGGCGAGCCCTGCCATTGGTAACAGCCCAACCAGTGAAAGCCCTATATATGGCGTCCTGCAGCCCTATCAAGGCGGCACAACCGTCGTTGATAGAACAAATGCGGCTGTCTTCCACGCCTTGGGATATGTAGACGTTGCCTCAGGGTTATCGGAAGAGATCGCGGTCAACATCACTTTCACACGCGGCGCCAGGTTCTACCCTGGGACTGCGGTAGCAGCCTATGGGCCTCATTCGGTAAGCGAATATGCCTGGGGGAATGGCACTTCTATCCGGTTTGCCTTCCGAAGTGTCGCTGCGAATTACCTAAACAATTTAGTATCTTCCGGGGTGGTAAGCAATCAGTGGGTCGGCGTACCTACCGTTTATCCAACTGCCAATTACATCATTACTTCCAACCTGCCCATCCCATTCTCCTTTGGCTAAATAAGCCTCGTATTTAGGACTTTCAAGATGCCCTGGTACCGAGCGGGAACGATTTCCTGCACCCAAAATTCAACCACAGTGACTGGCGCAGGCACTGCCTTTGCGGCAAACGCCCGGGTTGGCGATGCATTTCTTGGCAGTGACGGCCGTTGGTACGAAGTCGCCAACATTGCCAGCGACACCGTGCTGTCGATCCTGCCCGCCTACCTGGGCGCGACGGTGAGTGCCGGCACCTACGCGCTCGCGCCGATGCAGGGCTACGTGAAGGATTCAGCCGACGCGCTGCGTACGCTGGTCAACAAGTTCGGGGCGCTTGCTGCATCCGTGCCAATTAATGCGCTGGCGGCGCTGACCGGGGCGACGGGTAAATTCCCATACTTCATCGACGCGCAGACGATGGGCCTGGCTACGCTTACGGATTATGCCAAAAGCGGACAGAACAGCGACATCAAAGCGCTGACGGGGCTTACTACTCCATTAAGCGTTGCGCAGGGCGGAACTGGCGGGAATAGCCAGCCGTACACCCGAAGCAATGTGGTGGGAACTGTATCTCAGTCGGGCGGCAGTCCAACCGGAGCTATAGTCGAGCGCGGAAGCAACGCCGGTGGAGAGTACGTCAGGTTCGCCGATGGAACACAAATATGCTGGGGGTCTTCAGCGGGTGCGACAGCAAATAACTCAACAGGGGCCGGCCTTTATTTTTCGGGGCTTATCACCGTAGGGTTCCCTGCCGCCTTTTCCGCAGCCCCAGTACTTGTCGCTTCAACTACAGCCCAAACAGGAGCTATGTCTTGGGTGGGATATCCCGCTACTTATGGGACTCTTGCAGGCTATTTATCTCTCATTTCATTCGGGTCTAATGCTACTGCGACCTTGCAGTGGTCAGCCGTGGGAAGGTGGTTCTAATGATTATCAAACTTTCCCCCCAGCGCCGCGATGATGCACTGGTCCTGAGCAAGAAGGGCGACGTGCTCACCATTAACGGCGAAGAGTTCGACTTCACGGCCATCCCCGATGGGGCGACCCTTCCGGCGTCGGCGGTCAAGTCCGAGTTCATCGCTGGCGACGTCACCCGCACCGGGGGCACGCTCACCGTCCCGCTGATCCTTCCGCATGGGCCCAACCCGAGTGAGGCAGTGGCCTTCCCGGCTGACATCAAGGCCAACGCCGACGGCAAAATCACCCTGCCTCAAGACCCGGAAGAGCCCGAGGAGATCGCCTCTGATGAGTAACATCGACCTGAGCCAGCTGATAACGGCCGAGACGAAGGCAGAAGCCGCGAAGATCGCCACCCGGGCCGCTATCGCCGCGCGCCGCTACGAGGCCGAGACTGGCGGCATCACGGTAGGCGGCATGGCCATCGACACCGGCCGGGACAGCCAGGCGCTCATCATGGGGGCTCGCCTTGCGGGCATCGATGATCCGGCCTACGTGTGCAACTGGAAAACCCCGAACGGCTTCATTCAGCTGGACGCCGAGACGGTGAAGGCCGTGGCCAACACCGTGCGCGCCCATGTACAGGCATGTTTCGACCGCGAGGCCGCGCTGCTGGGCATGGTAGAAGACGGCACCTACACCGAAGCCGCACTGGAAGAGGGCTGGCCATGATGCTGGCCCCGGGCAAGTTCGCCGCCGGCGCGGCCACCCGCCAGATCAGTCGATGGCAGTTTCAGCTACTCGAACCACTGGTGTTCAACGACCCCGAGTACGGGCAGATCACCGTACCGGAAACTTTTACCAGCGACCTGGCATCCGTGCGCGTGCTGCGCGAGATATGCCGCTGGGCTGCCCTGGCTGCCGTGGTACTGGGCCTGTTCCTGTCCTCGATCAGCTGGGCCGCCACTGTGCTGTGGGCTGTGGCCGTCACCGCGCTAGCCCTGTACGGCCTAGTGGTCGGCTACGGGATGCGTGCTGCGATCCTGCATGACTGGCTCTACAGCACCGCCACGCTGACCCGCGACCAGTGCGATGCCGTATTCAGCCGGGCCATGCACACCGGCGACGGTACCGCGCACTGGCGGACCTTCCTGTTCTGGATAGCCGTCCGCCTCGGCGGTGCCCGTCACTACGGCGCTGGCTGATCCCTACCGCAGCACCACACACCCGCCTTGAGCGGGTTTTTTTCGCCCGGAGAAAACATGCAGATCACCGAAGAGCAGCTGCACAGGATCATGCCGCTGGCCGGCAGTCGCGCCGCGACCTATGTCGGCCCGCTGAACTCGACTATCGCCTATTACGGCATCAACACCCCGCAGCGCGTGGGCGCGTTCCTAGCGCAGGTCGGCCATGAATCCGGCCAGCTGCGCTACACGAAAGAACTGGGCGGAAACTCCTACCTGTCCAAGTACGACACCGGCACCCTGGCAGCGCGCCTGGGCAACACGCCGGCCGCCGATGGCGATGGGCAGATGTACGCGGGCCGGGGGCTGATTCAGATAACCGGCCGCAGCAACTACCTGGCGTGCAGCCTGGCCCTGTTCGGCGACCGCCGGCTGCTGAACACGCCGCAGCTGCTGGAGGAGCCCCAGTGGGCCGCGATGTCCGCTGGTTGGTTCTGGTCCGGGCACCGCCTGAACGAGTTGGCCGACGCAGGCGATTTCGCCGGAATCACGAAGCGTATAAACGGCGGGCTCAACGGGCAGGCCGACCGCCTGGCGCTGTATGACCAATCGCTCAAGGTGCTGGCGTGACAGCCCTGCAATGGAAGCTGCTCGGTTATGCCGGCGTGGTGCTTCTTGCGCTGGCGGCCATCGCTGGCTCGCTGTATGGCGCTTACAGCCATGGGGTATCGGTGGCCGATGCACGCTGGCAGGCGAAGGCCTCCGATCTGCAGGCGCTCCAGGCGAAGGCCCGGGCCGCAGCGGAAGGGAATGCCCGAACAGAAGAACAACGCCGGCAGACGGCCGCAAACGAGGTGGGTAGCAATGCAAGGCAGGAAAGCGCGGCTCTGGCCGCTGATGTGGCTGGGGCTGATGGTGCTGGCCAGCGGTTGCACGACGCAGCCGACAAGCTTGCCGCCCGAGCCAGTTGCACCCCCAGCGATCCCGGCGTTGCCAGCCGAGGCGAGACAGCCACCCGCGCCGCCATGGTGCTCTCCGACCTGCTCAAGCGCGCTGATCAAGTTGCGGGAGAACTGGCAGAAAAATATGACCGGGCCCGAATAGCCGGCCTGGCATGCGAGCGCACTTATGAGTCGCTAACCCAGGCCGCCCGGTGAAGCCTTGCCTGACCGCCCAAGCAGATCCTCTCGCAACAACGCCGCCAAATCTCGCCATGGCATCTGATCCGCATGGATCGCCGCGCCACATCCTCCCCGGTGCTCGAAAGGGCGCCGCGCCTCTTGCAGATCCTGCCGCGCACCGCACGCCCGGCAGGCCACCTGCTCGTCGATGATCACCCACGCCTGCTTCCATCTCTCCATGCATTCCCCGACCGGCTACGCTGTTCTTCCTGGACGCACTCCCCCAAAATCACTGGCTTTATATCCAGTGGAGGGCCCGCCATGTATTTCCAAGTAGTCCGCATGTACGACCGTGGCGTCAAGAAGGATAGCGAGGCGCTGCTGTGCGAGGTGCCCGAGCTGGGCGACCTGCATGTGGCCATGGCCGGGGGCGAGGCGCTGAAGCGTGAGACGATGGTTGCCGTGCTGCGCCGCGGGGGAACGGAGCAGGATCTGGTGCCACCGCTGCTCGACGCCAAGCTGCAGGGGATGGCTGGAGCAGGGTTTACCCTGTGCGGCCTGGAGCAGGAGGGCGAGCAGTTCTTTATGCAGGCCTGGTATTGCAGAGAGGTTGAGGATTGA